TCACGTCGGTGCGCCGGCGGATCCGCACCAGGTGCGAGACCTGGGCGACCCGGGCGTCCTGCTCGAGGCCTTCCGTTGCGGACTGAGGCTCAACGGCCGCCCAGACTGTGGCCACGGTCGACCAGGTCGTCGTGATCTCGCCGGCGCTGTTCTGCGTCTGCGGGGCTGCCCGCTTCTGGATCGTCACCCGGTGCCTCAGCTCGCCCGCTTTCATCGCTTCATCGCCTTCGCGCGATAGGAGCGCAATAGCGACGCGACGCCGTGGTGGATGCCGGCCTTCTCGCCGACGGTGTCGCCTCCGGCTTCGCGGTTCTCATACCACTGGCCCACCAAGAGCAACATCGCCTGCTTGAACGACTGCGGCACGAGGCCTGCGCTCGTCCAGCCGGCGACGTAGCGGATCCGGATCGCGCCCACGGGTCGGAGCGTGGCCGAGGGCCAGCTTTTCCCGTAGCCCAGCACGATCCGCCCTGGCGTGTTGTCGGTATCGACGATGTAGTTGGCCGCGTCCCAGGTCGTCTCAACGCCGTCGACGTCGGTGTACTTCACGCTTGTCACCGACTGCAGGGGCGGATGCAGCAGCCTGATCTCGTCACACGCCGGCCAGCAGTCCATGACCTGTTCCCAGGTCTGGGTCAGCAGCGCGTGACAGCCGATCCGCTCAACCTCTTCACGCGCCGTCGTGATCTGCCCGGTGATTAGCGTGTCGTCGGCGTCGAGATCCTGACGCACGTGGAGCTTTGCCTCCGAGAGCGTGACAGGTTCGGAGGCTGGAGCCGTGATCAGCGTGTGAGCGGTCATCCCCTTCCCCGCGTCCTTGGCCGAGTGGCGCCGCGTTGCGCCGGCAGATCTGCGGTCTCCGCCGGCGCAACGACTGCATGCTCGACCGTAGGCTCGACCAGCACGGCGATCCCGCCCCGGAGGTAATCCTGGGCGACATCGGCGGGCAGGTCATACACCTCGCCAGCTTCTCGATGCGTCCAGGTGGCCGCCTCGAGCACGGATGTGAGCATGCGCACCTTCATGGCTACGTGCTCGAGTTCTTGATCACGCACTTGCGGGTCGCGAGAATGGAGTCGGCCTGGGTGGCCTTGGGCGCGGCGCTGACGGCGAACCCGAACGCGAGCGCCATGAGCAGCGCGCCGGCCAGGACGCCGCTGAGCAGCGTGTTGAGTCGATTGAGTTTCATCGTGTGTTTCCTCCTGGAACTACGGATGCGTTCCGACCCGGATGGCCTCGGCGATGGCCAGCTTGTAGACCGTCCGGAATGAGAAGTGAAGGTTGACGATGCCAGTGGTGGCATTCGAATACGGGTCGCGGAGCACCGTCATACCGTCGTCATCGCGATAGGTCATGAACTCCCAGTTGCCGAACAAGATCGATTTCTTCCCGGTCGCGATGGCCTCGACGAAGGCCGTGTTGAACATCGGGTAGGTCCACAGCTCGCGGGCGTTACCCCCGGGCGTAGGTGCAAACTGGAAGACCGAGCCTTTCAGAGCGCGATACGCGCCCTCGGTCGCCCGTCGCATCACGAATGCCGCCTTGTCCTGGTAGCCGTCAGGCAGGGCATAGACAATCCCCGAGATGTCGGTGTCCGTGGCCGCCCCCGCCGCGCCCAGCGCGAAGGCTGTTCCCGAAGCCATCGCCTCAGTGGCCAGGAGCGTGTTGTGCGTGTTCGCCGCAGCGCGACCGACGTAGCCGGCAGCAAACTTCTCGATCTTGGCGTCCTCATCGGAGAGAAGCTCAACGGTGAAGGGGACGCGCTTGGTGTAGCGAATAAGGGTCATGGCCTTCTGCCCAAGCTGCGGCGTGTCCCGGTCATTGGAGCTCGCCTCATTGGTCGGCACGAACACATTCGCCGAACCGTTCTCTGCCGGAACGTTGGCGGTGGTGCCGACGCCCGGGATCGGCAGGCATCCCAGCTTGTCCCGCAGCATGGTCTCGCCACGCTTCTCGATGATCGCGTTGTAGAACCCGGTCGGGACCGCATAGCCGCCCTGGGCCGCTGTACCAACCGACATGTCGGCGTTGTTTGAGGCGCGCTCTTCGCGAATCAGTTCGCGGCTCGCGTCGCCTGTCCGCAGGTAGTGCATGAAAGCCCGGCTCTCCGAATCGCCCAGGCGCGTCTTCAGATTAAGGTTCGGCGCGTCCGTGCGGGCGGCCCGCGTCCCGTAGCTCTGTTCCAGTTCCGCATCAGCGGATTCGAGATTCTGCAGCCGCTTGATGTCTTTCGCCATCACGGCCGCATTGGCCAGCATGGCATCGATCTGCGAGCGATGCTCGTCGGTCATTTCGGGGGCAGCCGCGATCGCCTTGGCGTCATCGATGAGCTTGGCGCGCTTCTGCATTAGGTCACGTGCGTTCATTTTGTGTTGCCTCCATTGGCTAGATTTCGATCTCTGCAATCCGCAGCCGGGTGATCACTGCGACGCGCGCCTGCGCGGACAGAAATCCCCTGGTCTGGACGTCCACGCCCAGGCCGTTGCGCTGCCGTAACTCCGCGACCTTCTGCCGGACGGCCGCGCTGGTTTGCGGGTACGCCGGGAACGTCACGGGAGATACCTCCCAAAGCCTCACTTCGAGCAGCGTCCGAATGGGCGCCTTTGGATCCGTGTAATCCCACGCGTCACGGATCGTCTCGAAGCCAAACGAGAAGTGCGACACGAGGCCGCTCTCGACCGAGACCAGGGAATCCCTGCCCCACGATGTGTCGGGCGGGGTGATCTCGACATTCAGCCCGATAAGGTCTTCGCGAAGGCCCAGAGATCTCGCTGACTTGCGCCCGATCGGCTGATAGCTGAGGTGCTGATTCAGCGCGTAGATGTCGTCCTTGGCGATGCTGTTGGCAAATGCCCCGGGCGCCACCTTCTCTCGGAAGTAGCCCAGATCCTCGCTGAGTTGGTCGAACACGGCCGCGTAGCCGTGGATCTGTTTGGGCGCGTCGGCCGCGGCGCGCACCTCCACCCGATTCACCGCAAAGTTGCGGGTCTCATAGTCGATGTTCATGCTTCGCCTCCTGCGCAAATCTGCGCCGCCCAATCCAGATCCGCGCGATAGTCCAATTCCGCTGCCAGTCGCGCCGCCCAACGCGACGTTTCGCCCGCCCGGTTGAGTCCCTCGAGTACTGGCCCCAATACGCGGCCGGCATAAGTGAGCAGCTCACTGGCCACATAGGCTTTCTGCCAGGCGCTGAATTCGTCCGGCGCCATGCGGATGCTCTTGGCCTGGGTGTCCTGCTCGAATCGCTTCCGGATCCGCGAGACGGCGTCAGCCGCAACTGGGATAAGCGCCCGGGCAGACGCACCGACGGGCTTGGCCGCCGGCGTCTGGTCGGCCTTTGGCTCCGCCAGTTGAGACGCATCCTTCATGTTTAGCGGCTCGAGATACACGTCACCCTCGGGGATCTCGTTCATGTCCTCGAGGGCCCGGATCTCGTTGACGCTCAACCAGCCCCAGTTCCGCCCGATCGCGTACGACTGATTCCGGCTCTGCATGTCACCCCGCAACAGACCGTTGACGTTGAACTTGACGAAGATCGTCTGGCGCTCGAGCGGCCCAATGAGATCCCGCGTGATGGCCTGCTCGAGTCGCGTCAGCCAGGGGCCAACCGAGTCCGAAACGAACTCCAGGCCCTGGTGTTCGATGTTGCTGAAGGTCGCAAACTTCAGCTCGTTGATCTTGTGCAGCGGCACGCGGAAGAAACGACTGATATCGATCACCTGGAATTGGCGCGTCTCGAGAAACTGCGCGTCCTCTGGCGGAACGCCCAGAGTTTTAAGCTGCATGCCTTCCTCGAGGATGGCCACCCGCTGTGCGTTTGACAAACCCTGGTGGCTTTCGTTCCAGGAGTTCTTCAGCCGGTCATACGCGTCGGGCTCAAGCGTGCCGGGGTGCTCGAGCACGACACCCGGGCGCGCGCCATTCCCGAAGAACCTCGAACCAAATTCCTCGGTGGCGAGTCCGAGCCCGATCGCCTGACGCGCCAGGCCGATCACGCTATAACCGATGATCCCGTCAGGCGAAGGCCCGCGGATGTGCATGATCTGGAACGCCGGGAAATCGTGCGTGCCCCCATTCGGCAGCGTGTAGTGGTAGTACAACGCCGAGTCTTCGCCCCGACGCACCTCCATCCGCTGTGGGTTGAGCGGCCAAAGTGCGAGGACCTCGCCGCGTCGGTTCATCTCGATTTCCGAGAAGTGATTCCCGTGCAGAAGCAGGTGATGCATCGCCAGCTCGCGCCACTCGAAGGCGGTCATCTCGGCGTTGGCCTGGTCGTGGAAAAGCGGCCACAACTTGTGATCGGTCGCGCGGTCGCGGCCGCGGCCGTTGCGGCGATAGGTGATGCCTGGCAGCATGGCCACCGTCTCGGAAAGGACGCGCACACAGGCAAACACTGCGCTTTGGCGCATCGCCGAGAGTGCAGTCACGTTTACACCTGACGCCGTGGCGTTGTTGCCGCCCAATATGAGATCGGTCAGTGACGCGCTGACTTCGCGCCGTTCAAACAGCCGGGTCAGAATTCCGCTCATCGACCGCCTCCGCTGCGCTTCACGGGCGGTTCACTTCGCGCCCCGATGACAGCGAACACGATTAGGCCGATGCCGGCCACGATCACGCCGGCAGGGATGGCCAGCATGGCCGCCCCCAGGGCGAGCAGGATCACGCCGAGCAGGAAGAGCACGTCCCATCGGTTCATACCGTCAGCACCCCCCGCGTCCCGTAGATTGACGCCTTCTTCCCGCCGCCGCGCATGGCGGTACCGATGCACATGATGAGCGCGACCATCCCGTCGATGCGCTCGATGCTGTGCTCCTTGTCCGGCTTGATGTTGGCGGCCGCGTCGGTGGCGACCACGAGGTTGTCAGCCATCCATGTGAGCACCGGGTTATTGCCGTGCGCCAGGCGGTGTCCCAGCATCAGGCGCTCGAGGTCGCGCATCGCCGGCGACATCGACTGAAAGCCCTGGCCAAATTTGACAAGCCAGTCCTCGCGCCCGCCGATCTCGGCGAGCTTGGTCTGAACCTGAGACGCGCCCCAGGTGTCATAGGCGAGCTGCTGAATGTCATAGGTATCGGCGTCCTGCTCGATCTGAGCCAGGATGTAATCGTGGTCGATGACGTTTCCCGGCGTGGTGGCGATGTAGCCGGCGCGCACCCAGGCGTCATACGGAACCCGGTCACGCTTGCTCCGAATGTCGATCGCATCCTCCGGGATCCAGAAGCGGCACAGAACCCAGTAGGGGTCTTTGGTCGACTCGGGCGGGAAGACCAGGATCTCTGCAGTGATGTCAACGTTGCTGGACAGGTCGAGCGCACCGTAGCAACGCCGCCCGCGCAACCCGTTGGCGTCGACAGCCGCGCCGCACGCATCCCAGTGCTCGCGGCTGATCCACTTGGTTTCGGACTGGGTCCAGACGTTGAGTTCCAATCTCAAGAAGGCATTCAGTGCGGCCGGCATGCCGCGGGCCTTCTCGGCCTTTTCCCGCATCGTCGACAACTTCTTGCTGACGCCGAGGTTGGGATTCGCCTTGACCCACACCGACTCGTCTTCCCAGTCGTCGCCCAGCTTGCCGCCCTTGCCCTCCTCCAGATCGAGGGTGTAGATCATGCCGAAATGCGAGTCGTTCTGCAGGACGCCGCTCAGCACCTTCTCGGTGTAATCGTGGAGCTGATAGCACAGCGACTGCCTGTTGAATCCAGCAGTGGTGGTGGCGAAGATCAGCGGTTGGCGACGCGCGCCGGTGGCCGTCTCGAGCACGTCCCACAGGTCGCGCGTTTTGTGGGCATGCACCTCATCGACCAGCGCGCCGTGTGGGTTCAAACCGTCGAGCGTGTCCGAGTCTGCACCGAGTGGCTCCATCTTTGAGGCCGTGTTCTCGATGTTCAGGTTGTCGCGATAGACCCGGATCCGCTTGCGCAGGCTCGGCGAGCTCTTCACCATCCGAGTGGCTTCGCTGTGGGTGATGCGGGCCTGGTCGCGTTTGGTCGCGGCCGTGTAGATCTCGGCGCCTGGCTCACCGTCGGCCACCAGGAGATCGAGCCCCACGCCGGCGGCGAGCGTGCTCTTTCCGTTTTTCCTGGCCACTTCGATATAGGCCACTCGGAAACGACGCGTGTTGTCGGCCCGCATCCACCCGAAGACCATGGCGATGATGAACTGCTGCCACGGTTCGAGCGTCATCACCCGCCCCGCCCACTCGCCCTTCGAGTGCCGAAGGAAACCAAAGAATCGGATCGCGTGGTTCGCCGCGGCGTCATCGAAATAGAGTCCGCGAGCATGCCCGTTGGCCAGGTCATTCACGTGGCGCTGGCAAGCCAGGCGCACCCACCGGCACGCGACTTGCGCGCCGCTGATAACGTCCTGGGCATACTGGTCCCAGACGGTCATACCTTCACCCCGGCGCCCAGGCGCTCGCGCACGAACGCCTCGAACGGATCTTCGGCGGCTTCCTTCGGCAGGCTGATCCGCGAGCGGCTCGCCGGCGTGAATCCAAACTGCGCGGCGAACTTGCCCATCTGCTCGATCGCCTTGTTGGCGATCCCGACATACGGCGAGGGGATGACAAAGCCGTTGGGCGTTGTGATCGTCAGGCCCTCGGTCTTGATAAACCCCTCCGCCTCGATCCAGCGCCCGTAGGCCGAGCAATAGGCGGCCAGGGCGGCCCGGTCCACGTGGGTCAAGAGTCCCATCTTGACCAGCTCGACCGAGATGCGCCGCCACTCTGCGCGTGCTTTGCCCTTGATGTGCGTCGGGCACGTCGGGAGAGCGGGCGCCGGCGTCGGCTCGTTCTCGGGCAGGCGCCTCTTCCCGGGG